TGGGCGAGAAGCTGCGCGGCATCTTTGGCGAGGCCGGAGCCGAGGGCAAGCAGCGCTCGCTCGACCTGCAGGCCTCCGACGTCCGGGCGCAGGCCGGCGAGGCGGCGACCAGCGCCCTCCTGGCCGGCGGCGGCAAGCTGTTCCAGATCGGCCTGTCCTACGACAGCGGCGGCAAAGGTGCCCGCATAGACATGGCAAAGGAAGCCAAGCTGCCAAACGCCTTTGGTCTCGGAGGCTAGTCGTGGCCAGCCAGTTCGACACCGAGAAGGTCGTCCTCCAGCCGACCCAGCAGGAAGCCCCGCTCCAGACCAACGTGTTCGAGCAGGGCGCCCAGATCGCCGCCCAGCAGAGCGCGGTCGCCCAGCAGGACGCCAGCCGGCAGGGCAGCCGGATGAGCCAGCTCTATTCCTCGGCGATCAATACCGCCACGGCGGGCTTCGACCGCGTGCTCTCGGCCTACAACCAGTACGCCGAGCAGAAGGCGATCGAGGAAGCGCCGGCGATCATCCAGCGCGACGGCAACAACCAGATCATCCCGCCGAGCTCGTTCTACCCGACCGGCCTGCACACCATGGCCTACGCCCAGGCCTTCCACCGGGCGGCTGTCCAGGTCTATCGCGAGTCTGCCGCCAACGACTACGCCAACTACTCGGCGGAGATGAAGGCGAAGTATCCCAACGATACCGCCGGCTACACGGCGGAGATGGACAAGCGGCGCGACTTCATGCTGACCGGGCTGGCCGACGACCAGCGGCCCTACATGGACCTGCGCTTCCGCGGCATCAGCGGGCAGGCGCTGAGCCAGATCGCGGTCAGCCAGCAGGCCGCCAAGAACGACGTCATGGCCAAGAGCTATGGCGACCAGATGACCGGCATCACCAACAACATGGTGAAGATGTCGGGTATCTTCAGCGGGCCCGGTGCGGCACCGGCGGCGGCACCCGGCATGATCCCGTCGGTGATGCAGGGCCTGCCGCCGTCGATCCAGCAGCGCGCCTCGTTCGACCGCACGCCGGCCCGCAACGCCGAGGTCGGCGGCGCGCCCGACAGCCAGCACCTGCGGCCCAACTCGGCGGCCGACATCGACACCAAGGGCATGCCCGAGCCCGAGCGCCTGCAGCTGATCCAGAGCGTCATGGCCAACCCGCATGTGCGCGGCCTGGGGTTCTACGGCGACCACATCCACATCGACACCGACCGCACCGCCCGCGTCACCTGGGGAACGCCGCCGGCCGAGCTCAAGGGCCACGTCGAGCAGTGGAAGGCACAGCCGGCACCGGGCGGCGGCATGTCGAGCACCGACGTGGCCGGCGACGTCACCCGCATGCGGGCGTGGCTCAACAGCAATGACCCCAATGCCGTCATCCAGCGAGACGCCATCATCGGCGCCAACGCCACCGGCACGCAGGCCGGCGTGCCGCAGGCCAAGCACGACCAGCTGCTGAACGACATGGCGCTGAAGGCGGTGCTCGGCGCCAAGGCCGAGCAGATCAAGGCGACCATCTTCCGGCCCGGCACCGACAGCATCATCGACCCGGCGCAGGTCGTCGAGGAGCGCAACAAGATCCGCGCCTACGCGGCGACCGACCCGGTGCACAAGGACCTGATCGAGCAGACGCTGACGCAGGCGCTCGAGTACAAGATCCAGCAATCCAACTCGATGGCGCAGAGCCACAACCTCAATAGCCAGCGCGTCGGCGATGCCAAGATCCGCGACCTCAGCATCCGGGCCCGCGAGGCTGATCTCAATCCCGATCCGATTGCCCAGGCCGAGGCCAAGCGCGGGCTGAAGCTCGAAAGCCTCGCCATCCTTCAGGACAGGAACCTCTCCGACAGCCAGGCCATGCGCGTCGCTGGCGCCGCCACCCAGGCTTCCGGCATGGCCCAGTCCGCGCTGCAGGAGAGCAACGACAAGCGCCTGCAGGGACTGGTCTCGACCATCCAGAGCCTCGATCCGATGGTCGGTCCCGACAAGAAGGAGGCAGCGCGGGTCGAGCTGTCGACCATCATGCACGACCCGACGATCTACAAGGACCTCACTGTCAGCCAGCGCGAGTACGGCCAGAACGCGCTCAACAAGGTGGTCGCCCAGCAGATCGGCAACGACTTCAACCTGCTGACCCGCGCCGTCGAGGCCGGTGTCGCGGGACCGGCCGAGGTCGACGCCTTCGTCGATCGCGGGATCAAGAACAGCACGATCGGCCCGCACGGCATCATACCGCTCGACCAGGCACTCAGGCTCTCGGCACAGGCCAAGATCAACTACGCGACCGAGCAGGAAGTCAGCCGGATGGCGGCAAGCGGCATGCAGCGCAATGCTGCCGGGCTGACGCCCTCGCCGGAAGAGGTCGAGGCTATCAGGAAGAAGATGCCCTTCCTGCTGCCCGAGGAAAGGGTTGGCGACATCGACCCGTTCTTCGGCTCGAAGGAGCGCGCCCGGCCGATCCGCTTCGATCCGGCCAACCCCGAGCACATGACGGCCTACGCCGACTACAAGCGGCTGACCGGCATCACGCCCGAGAGCGTCAAGCGGGCGGTCGAGGAAATGAACCGCTCGCCCGACCAGGACAAGATGCAGGGCCTGCTCGACGTCTACAGGGTCGAGTACGACCTGATCGGCGAGCGCATGCGCAAGGCCAACAGGGGCGTTGAGCCGACGGTTGCCCAGCTGCAGTCCGAGGTCAAACACTCGCTGGGCGACAACGCCACCTACCTCTCACTGGCGCTCAACACCAGTGCCCAGACCGCCTTCGAGGACTGGCAATCCTCGGTCGGCACGTCGGTCACGGCAGCGCAGGGCCAGCCCACCCAGCCGGCGACCCAGAGCATGGCAGATGCCTTCACCAAACTGGCCGGCGAGATCCAGCCTACGGCCAACGGATCGACCTTCATGGGCAAGCTCATGCAGGGTCGCATCCCGTGGACTTCGGGCTGGAACGACACGGCCAAGGAGAGGGAGGTCAACCAGGTCTTCGCCGGTAGCCCGCAGTCGAGCGCTCCGACCACCATCGGCCAGGCGATCCCGCTGTTTGCCGGCAAGAACTACGAGAGTGTGATCTACGACGACGACGTGAAGGCCCGTCTGGTGTCGCTCGGCCTGCTCGAGCAGACCCGCAACGGCCAGCTCAACCAGCGCATGCTGGGCCGGCAGGGTGCCTCCGAGAAGGCCGCTCGCGACGTCATGACCAACATGTTCAACGACGGCCTGATCGAGATGGTCCCCGATCAGAACGGCAAGGACGGCCGCATCAAGTTCCGCACCTGGCAGTCGATCGTGGGAGCGGGCCTTGGCGTGCCCAACATATCGGCCAAGGCCGCCCAGGACTACGCCAACCAGTTCATCTACGCCGATGCCCGCCAGAAGACGCTGGCGGCACCCAACGGCAAGATGCTGCCACCCTTCGATCCCACGCAGACCGTGGTCTTCTCCATCACCGAGGCTGACGGCTCGCGCTACCTGCATTTCGGTTCGGTCGATTCGGTCACCGGCCGGACTGTCGACCTCGGGAAGTACTCGCAAAAGGACCCGCGCTTCTCGGCAGCGACCATGGCGGCGCAGAAAACCGCCGCCGCCCAGCTCTACGACGCGTGGACCGAGATCGGACCGGACGGCAAGCTGAAGAAGCCGGATGCCAACTCGCTGATGGGCTGGGGCATGGCGATCGAGACCTTCGTGTCGGCTCCGCTGCAGAGCTACATCAACAAGAACCGCATCGAAGCCGCGGCCAGCCCCGGCACCGCCGCCAACACCTACTTTGCCGAGGAACTCGACCGCAACCTTGCCGAGCTCGAGCGCCGCAGCACCGGCATGTCGGGTTCGCCCGACTGGCGTGCCACCCTGCGCAAGGCGGCCGAGAGCGACACGCCTCTCAGCGGCATCCCGCAGGACGTGCTGCGCGCCTGGGCCAAGAAGAACCCGGCCGGGCAAGAACCGCCGAGGCTGAAGTAATGGCCGACGACAAGTACGACAGCGACTACTGGGCAATGGCCGAGTTCTGGTTCCAGAACCTGCGCGACCAGACCATCGGCCTGCCGCGGGTGCCCGGCGGCCGCGAGTTCCGTCCGGTCTCCGACGGGCCGGAGTCGCAGAACATCGAGGACCGCCGCATCCTGCCGCCGCCCGACAGCCTGAACTACGACTGGACCTGGGAGCAGCAGCAGAACAGGAACATCAGCCAGCTCATGATGAACTCGCTGCTACGCAGGGATAATCCGCTCGGCAATCCCGCGAGCTTCGTCGGTCAGGACCCGCTGCACCGCGACTTCATGCACCCGATGGACCGCTACGGGCCGGACCCGCTGCGCTGATGCCTGACGATCCTCCCCTCCAGCCGCTGGTCGTCCCGCCGACCGCCATCCCCGATCCCCTGCAGCCGGCTGCCGTGCCGGCCGGGCAGATCCCCAGCCTCGTTCCCGGCGGCGGTCGCGCCTACCAGCCGATCGACGACCTTGGCCGGCGGATCGCCACCTCGGTCGCCGGCTCCTCGATCGCCGACCAGATGGTCAAGGACTTCGTCAAGCAGCAGAACCTGCCGCCGACCTACCGGCATGACTTCATCGCCCCCTACGTCCAGGAGTACCGCAAGCACACGGCGATGACGCCGGTCCCCCAGAGCTTCCGCGGCGAGAGCTTCGACACGGCGTTCCGCGGACAGGCCGGCGAGCTCAGGCCCGGCGTGGCCGGTGGCATCGACATGGTCAACCAGTTCAGGCGCGGCGCCCTGCACGCCATGGACGAGTCGTTCATCGGCACCGTGGTCAACCGGCTGATGAACTACGGCGCGCTCTACAAGGCCGCCCAGGAGACCACCGACCCGGACTACGACCAGTTCAACGACCCGCAGATCAGGGAAGCCGGCCTCGACAACCAGATGCACATGTTCTTCACCTCGGGGTCGCGGGAGCAGTCACGCCTGATCATCGACTACTACAAGAAACGCCAGCAGGAGACGCAGTGGCTCGACCGTGCCTCGGGCATCGTCGGCTGGACAGCCGGTGCCGGCGAGATTGCCGGCAGCCTGATCGGCGATCCCGTCAACCTCCTCCCCGGATCGCTTGGCATCAAGGGGCTGAGCCTGAGCATGCGCGGCGCCAAGGGGCTGCTGACCGGACCCGAGTTCGGCCTGATCGCCGGCCGCAGGGCGGTCTACGGCAGCATCGCCGACGGGCTGCGTGTCAGCGCCATCAATGCGGCAGCCATGATCGCCGAGCAGGCGCTGATGAGCTCGATCGACCCGACCCTGCCGGGCGACGTCACGGCCGACATCATCCTGCCCTCGGTGATCGCCGGCTCGCTCGGCCTCTATGCCGGCCTCGCCGCTCGCCGGGTTGCCCGCAAGCTGTCCGAGGAGGTCCGCCAGCAGGACTTCCTGAAGCCTGCCAACGCGCCGCGCTACGGCGCGCCCGACCAGCCGGGCGGCATCCGTCGCGAGCCTGTTGCCGGCGAGCACTCCGGCGACTTCCCGGCGGGCAGCCTCGCCACCGATTACGGCGACATGGTCAAGACCGAGGCGAGGGCCGACCCCTACAAGGCCCTCGCCAGCCCGAAGGAAGAAACCGCTGCCGGAACCTGGCGTGCCGTCGGACCCGACGAGGTCTTTCCGCCCGGCCAGCATTTCCGCATGGACCAGACGACCGGCGTCAGCGAGGTCTTCGTTCCCAAGCCTGTTGAAAGGCGAGGTTTCGTCAACAAAGCCGGCGAGCCGAGCAGTCAAGCGGCTGGTAAGGCCCCACCTTTGCAGGCGGATCTGCCAACCGGACCTGGCCCCGACGTCGCGGGCCTGCCGGAGTCGATGTGGGCGTCCAAGCGCAAGATGGATGCGCGCAACAAGGCCGAAGCCGACGCCATCGCTCATGGCCAGAGAACCGGCGAGCGCATTGTCATGCCACATGACGAGGGCGCCGAGCTGGACGCCACTGGCCGACCGATTACCAAGGGCGGCGGTGGCGACACGCGTAGCAACGCGATCCTCCACCACACCGGCCCCAGGGCTAGCGACTTCCGCCTCGGCCAGGAGCTGATGGAAGGCAACGGCTACCTGTGGCGCGTTGGCGGAACCGAACACAGCAAGGTCTGGGACTTCGTCAGCGACAACAGGCCGAAGGGGTACGGCAAGTCGGTTGGCGGCGGTCCCGGCTTCCTCGACGTTCCGGACAAGGCTCCCAAGGGCAAGCGCCTGATCGACCAGGAGTTCGATGTCGGCGAGCTCGAGACCGTCCAGCTGACTGCCAGGCAGGTCCAGGACCTGAACCTCGGCGACAACGCCAGTCGCGGCCCGCATGCCTTCGTGCGCGGCGGGCCGGAGGTCAAGGACGGCGACGCCACCATGCCGAACGGCGCCGGCGTGGTGCGCGCCGCCGACTTCGGCACCGGCCAGCGCCTGTTCGACGACGCCAACCGGGAGTGGGTGGTGCTGCCGACCGGCAAGGACGGAGCCAAGGAGTTCCACCTGACCGGCGAGACCTTCAAGGTCGACGGCCTGTCCAGCGTCGGCGCGGCGCAGAACCCGGCCAGCCAGATCAACCAGCGGCAGGTGCTGCTCGACCAGGGCCGCATGGCACCATCGGGTCTCGGCATCGAGAACTGGGGCCTGACCCCGGTCTCCCGCATCTTCCGCGGCGAGTCGATCGCCGCCATGGACACCACCACCAAGCTGGTCTCGACCTCGGGCCTGCAGACCAAGGGCAACCAGCTCGGCCTCTCCCAGGTCGGCCAGCCGGTCGAGGTGCTGATCCAGGTCAACTGGAACCGGCCGATGGTGCAGGTCCAGCGCGCCACGCAGGACGCATGGATCGACTACCGGCGGGCGCTGGCCAATGTCAGCCAGCCGGCGCCGCCCAGCGTGGCCGGGCGCAGCGACACAGCCCGCGTTGCCGCCCAGGTCGGCACTGCGATCTCGGACGTCGTCCATACCGGCGAGAAGGGCCTGAGCTTCGCCCAGTTCAAGGAGCGCGTCGGTCTCGCGCTCGACCGTGCCGATGTCGACAACTTCGGCGACAAGGCCTCGTCCTACGTTGCCCGCGCCGCCGCCGAGCATCGCCGCCTCTACAATGTCGTGCGCGAGAAGGCGATCGAGCTTGGCCTGTTCGACGAGGCTTACAAGGAGGCGATCGACCTGGCGCAGGCAGGCGTCAAGGCGATCAAGAAGGAAGCCGACGAGATCAAGCGCAAGGCGGCCTTCGAGCGCTGGGACCCGGCACGCATCCGCCAGGCCGAGGAAGCCCTGATGGTCCGCATGGAGGACGCCCAGTACAAGTTCAGGCGGACCCAGAACCAGCTCGACGAGCTCAAGGCGCACGGCCCGCAGCTCAATGGCAGCGCGCCATCCTTCCGCCCAACCGTCTACCGCGTCGACAAGCTGATGGACGGCGAGGAGAAGTTCGTCACCGTGATCAGCGACTGGCTGCAGTCGCAGCACGCTCTCAACGGCGGCCAGCTCGCGCAGGAAGATGCCGTGCGCATCGCCAAGCAGATCCACACGCTGCTGTCCAAGCAGAACCCGATCTACGAGCGCGGCGACCAGAAGGCGCTGTTTCATGGCGTTGCCAACCCGTCGAGCGTGCAGGCCCGCAGCCTCAACATCCCGCACGAGCTGATCCAGGAGTTCCTCGAGCAGGACGCCGAGGTGCTGATGCGCTATCACATCAAGCAGATGGGCACGGCAATCGAGATGAAGACAAAGTTCGGCAGCCTCGACCTCGCCGACGAGATCGCCGAGATCGAGCAGGAGTATCGCCAGCAGATCATTGCCGCCAACAAGGGAGCGACCGAGCCGACCGAGCGCGCCAAGGAGCTGACGGCGATGATGAAGGGCGCGATCGCCGATGTGCAGGCGATGCGCGACCGCCTCTACGGCACCTACGGCGCCAGCCCCGACCCGCAGCGCTGGCAGAGCCGCACTATCCGCATGGCCAAGCAGTTCAACAACCTCACCCTGATGGGCATGTCGGGCATCACCGCGCTGGGCGACCTGGTGCGGCCACTGGTCACCGAGGGCGCCGACGCCTTCTTCGGCTACGGCCTGCGTACCCTGATGCACGAGCAGCGTGCGCTGATCCTGCGGCTCAACCGCGAGGAGCTCGAGCACACCGGCCTTGGCATGGAGCTGCAGCTGAACACGCGAGCGCTGAGCTTTGCCGACAACGGCGACATCTTCGCCGGCCGCACTGCCTTCGAGCGCGGCATGAACCAGGCCAACAGCTGGATGTTCGTCGCCAACGGCCTGAACCACGTCAACCAGATGGACAAGGAGCTGGCCAGCCTTGTCATCGGCGGGCGCGTCAACAAGGTCTTCCTCGGCCTGACCGAGACCCGCACCGTCATGGATGCGAGCAGGCTCAACCCGCGCTTTGCCACGCTTGCAGACGACGAGCTGAAGGCAGCGATCGCCAAGGCCGAGCAGGACCTTGCCGCCCTGACCGGGTCGCGCCAGATCGGCACCAGGCTTGACCGCGCCCAGGCCCTGCGTCTGGAGATTGCCGAGCACGAGGCCGAGGTTGCCGCCCGCGGCGATCAGCAGTTCACCGGCAAGCTGTCGGCCAAGGACCTTGCCCGCTTTGCCGCCGTCGGCATCGACGAGGCAATGGCGCGTCGCATCGGTCTGCAGCTCAAGATCCACAAGCACGAGTTCACGAGCGGCGGCAAAACCCTGATCATTGCCAACTCCGAGGCGTGGAGCGACAAGGCGGCCCAGCAGGCCTATCGCGGCGGCATGAACCAGATGACCAACCGCACCGTGCCAACGCCCGGCATCGCCGACACGCCGCTCGTCATGTCGACCGAGCTGGGCGGCCTGCTCACCCAGTACAAGAACTTCGCCTTCGGGGCGATGAACCGGGTGCTGCTGTCGGGCCTGCAGGAGGACGGCATGAAGTTCTGGTACGGCGCCGGCATGATGGTCGCCTCGGCCGCCATTCTGAACGAGATCCGCAGCCAGCTGTTCTACGGCAAGAGCACGACCGACAAGCCGTTCCCGGCGATCATCGCCGATGCGGTCGACCGCTCCTCGATCCTCGGCTGGTTCGGCGACGTCGACCGCGCCGTCACCATGCTGTCGGGCAACTCGGTTGGCATCAAGCCGATGATGGGTGCCGCCTCGCCGGTCCAGCCGCGCTTCAGCCAGGTCGCCGGCGCGGTGGGCGGGCCGGCAGCCGGGCAGGCGGCAAGGATCCTGAGCGTCGCCAACGCGGCGCTGTCGGGCCATCCGACAGCCCAGACCTACCGCGACTGGCGCAATGTCGTGCCGCTCCAGAACCATCCCTTCATGGACCCGGTGATGGACATGCTGTTGGAGAAGGACGGGTTGATGCCATCGGTCTTTGGCGTCAACAAGGAGCCCCGGCGCAGGCCGGCAGGATTGTAGGACGAGGTAGAGCCAGCCTCGTAACACGAGAGGTGAGCCATGCAGCAGACGATCCCGGTCAACGACCGCTATACCGCAAGCTATGTCGGCAGCACGCCATCGACCGGCCCGTTTGCCGTCGACTTCCCCTTCTTCTCGCTGGCCGACGTGGTGGTCACCCGCAAGTTCACCGGGCAGGGACATGCCGAGGTGCTGGTGCGCGGCGCCGACTACGAGCTGGTTGGCGTGGCCACCGAGGACGGCAGCTTCTCGAGCGGCACCATCACCCTGGTCCTGCCGACCGCCAACGCCACCATCGCCCGCTACGGCAGCACGACGATCGAGAGGCTGTCGAACTTCCCGCTGCAGGGCTTCTTCAGCCGGCTCGCGCTCAACGCCGAGCTCAACCGCATCACCGTGGTGCTGCAGGAGCAGGAGGCCGACCAGGCGACCAACGACCTGCAGGCGCTCAAGATCCCCGAGGCCGAGGCGCATGACGGCTTCAACACCATTGCCAGCCCGGCAGTCACCCGGCGCGGCCGCCTGCTGGCGTGGGACGCCACCGGCAACCTGACGCAGTCGACGCGCACCCTCGAGGAGATCGAGGCGCAGCCTCCGACCATCCCGTCGACCCCTCTGTCGGGCCTCGTCAACGTGCTCGACTGGGGAGCTGTCGGTGACGGCATCACCGACGACACCGAGGCCCTGCAAGCGGCACTGGGCACCGGCCACGCCATCTTCCTGCCGTGCGGCCGCTACCTCGTCACCAGCATGCTGGTCGTGCCGAACGGTTCGGGCATCTTCGGCGAGACCAAGATGTGCAGCCGCATCGTCGTCGACGGCTCGTTCAACATGCTCGAAGCCGGGGTGATTCGCATCGGCCCCGAGGTTGCCCCCAACTGGCCTGACGGCAATCCCGGCACGCTCAAGGACTTCACCATCGAGTTCATCCAGCCCAACGTCTCGGTGCGCGCCAGCGTCATCCAGTACCCGTGGGCGATCATGGCTGACGCCGCCCCGCGCACCGTGATCCAGAACATCCGCATCGTGCGCGGCTGGAAGGGCATCAGCATGTGCGGCGGCGGCTACAGCACGGGCGGCTGCTTCATCGACGGCCTCGAAGCTTCATGCTTCCACACCTCGGTCAAGATCGACGAGGTCCTCGACGTCATGCACTTCAGCCGCTTCCATCTGTGGGCCTTTGGCTGCCTGGAGTCGCCCTACAACAACCTGTTCGACGTGATGAAGGATGGCCAGACCATCGGCCTCGAGGTCGGGCGCTGCGATACCCTGCTGCTGAACGACTTCTTCGCCATCCAGATGCCGCGGGCGATCTGGATACACCAGGGTTCGGTCACCCCCTCGGTCGCCTACTACATGGGGAACCTGACCAACATCATGCTCGACGATTCGGGGATCGTGATCTCGCAGGGCACCTGGAATGTCAGCAACCTCTACGTCACGCCGGGCGACGTCACCGACCGTGTCATCGACATCGTGTCGGAGAGCAACACGAGCTGGTGCTACGTCAACTTCACCGGCCTCTACCTGCGCTTCCTGAGCATGGGGCCGGGCGCCGGCCTCGAGGCGATCCGGCTGGGCGCTCCGGCCAGTGCATCCTCGGTTGGCGTGGTCAACGTGAACATCACCAACATGATGAGCACCAGCCACACCATGGACCGCACCCACATCAAGCTCGCTGCCAGCGCCGGCGGTAATACCACGCTGCTGCTGAACAACGCGCACATCCTCTGCGCGGCGTCGCCGGTGCCGCCGAACTACACCAAGCCCAAGATCCACGTCACTGGCGGGGCGCGGGCGATGTTCTCGAACATCTCGGGCTCCGACTTCGCCAACACCGGCGATCTGATCAAGATCGACGCCGACGAGTGGGTGTCGCTGTCCGACATCACCACCATGGGCTATCAGATCACCGGCCCGGCCAACGCGACGACCATCCAGAGCAACGCGCCAGGCTATATCCAGACCTACACGCCGACAGTCACGGCGCAGAGCGGCACGCTTACCTCCTACACGTCGAGCGGACGCTACAGCTGGTTCGGCAAGCGCCTGAAGGTGCAGGCCACGGTGAACATCGGCACGAATGGTACCGCCGCCGGCGCCCTGATCGTCAGGCTGCCCGGCTCATGGGGTGCTGCCGCCCGCCAGACGGTCTCCGGACAGATTTCCGGCACCGGCGTGGCCTGCTACGGCGTCATCGACTACAGCCAGAACTCCTTCTCCGTCATCAAGTACGACGGCACGTATCCCGGCGCTGACGGCGTTACCCTCACCATCAGCGGCGAGATCGAAGTCGGATAGGAGGACGCCATGCTGTCGCGCTACCACGCCATGATCCTCGGCTTCCCGTGCAGGAACAAATACTTCGGACTGTGGGAAGCCGACTACGCCTACTTCGTCTGCTCGATCCACCTTCTCGAAGACTGAGCCGTGCCGGCAGATGCTGCGCTGGCTGGTCCTGATCTGCTTCACGATCGCGATCGTGGTGGTGCTAGTCAGGCCTCAGACGGCGTGGGGTCTGGCTCTGATCCTGGCGGTGATGCACCTGTTTGTGCAGGCGCTTTTCCTGGTGATGATCTGGTGAGCTTGAGATTGGCATAGGAGTGAGGGCTCTTCTTCTTCGTGGCCCATTCGGTCTTGACCTTCCGCACCGGGTTCCTGCGCCGCCAGTTGCCGCGGCCAACCGGCCTGACCGGCTCGAGCCAGCGTTCCTGCGGCCAGCGGTTCACCCTGTTGTGCATGGTGTAGATCGAGACGCCGAGCTTCGCGGCGAGCTCCTTGATCGTCGTGTAGGTGCCGTCCGCCAGTCTGAGCCTCTTCACGTTATTGAGCCCCCACCTTCCGTCCGACCGCTGTGTCTCAAAGTTGCGCAGGCGGTCCTGTTCCTCCTTCTGGCAGCCGCATGACTTGATGTCCCGGCGCCAGCGCGTCTCGATCTCCTTGCCGCAGTCGCAGATGGCCCGCCACCAGTGCTTGCCGCGCCACACGCCGAGCCATTCCATGCAGAGCAGGCGCCCGTTGATGGCGCCTGTCTGGTCGACCCGTTTGCCTGACTGGCGATACCAGCGGCGGGTGTACTGTCGCTTAGGCTTGCGCGGGGGACGGATCATCCTGCGATGGTGCCATCTGGCTCTTGCGCCTGGCAAACCGCGCCTTCATGAAGTCGAGCTGGGCGGTGTCGAGCGCCTTGAGGTCGGGCTGGATCGACTTCCACAGGATGCCGAGCTCGTTGACGTCACGCGCCTTGGGCAGCTCGGCGATCGCCTTGGTGAGGATCTCTGGGAGCTTGCTGCCGGTGGCATCGGCCTTGGTGTTCTCCTGCTGGCGCAGCTTGTCGACGTACTTGGAGTCGTCGTACAGGCCCATGAAGATGTCGGCACTGAACCCGAGATAGGACAGGCTCTTGGTGATGGCATCGGTCGTCGCCTTCTTGAAGGCGTCGTCGTCCGGCTTGCCGCCGAGGAACATGGTGTTGGTCCCGATGACGGGACCGGGACGGCAGATCACCTCGGGGTTTCTGGGGTCACGGTACCACAGCGAAACCTTGCACTTGGCGAAGGAAACGCTGCCCTCCTTGCCCTCGGCGGTGACAACTTCGTCTTCGGTCTCCCAGCCCCAGCCGATGCCAACCGGGCCGAACGTCTCGGTGGCCCGCTTGATCTGGTAGTAGGTGTCGGTAGCGGTGAACTTGCGGCCGAACGACACCGGCTTGGTCTTTGACGGCGGGGTCGTCTCGTTGAGGCGCCACAGCCACAGGTTCTTGTCGGCGATCTTCTCGATCTCGACCAGCGGGTTCTCGTCACTCATTGTCGCCTCTCAGTCTGTAGGTACGGATTACCCGTGCGTGGGCACTCGGTCGTGTCGAGGCTATCCAGCCGACGGTGATGAAGCAGGGCTGCCTGAAGATCGAGCCCATGCAGGACGGGTGGGCGTCGGCCGGTGGCGGGCAGTAGCGCCACACGTCGTCGCTCGAGACCTCGCGCTGGCCATCGGACAGCAGGTTGCACATCGCCAGTCGGGCGCGTGACAGCCAGACCGTCTCGTGCAGCTCGAACTTGTCGAGCGCCGCCTTCTTCAGCTGCTCGCCGGTGTAGCCCTTCCAGAACAGGTCGTGCTGGGTCATCCTTCGCTCTCTCCGAGTGCGCGTCTCGCCATGGTCTGGAGTTCAGCCGCTAGCCACCCAAAATCTTCTTCTGGTATTTCATCTTTCACGTTGCCCGCAGCTATTGCGTGCAGCGCCGCCCGCAGCCGCTCGATCTCGTCGGCGGCTTCGCGAATGTTATCAATGTCAGGACGCCACAGGCGGTCTATATGTTCTTGAAGCGCATTAGCCGACCCGCGCAGACGTTCCACGATGTCGGTCATGGCTTGGCGGCCTTATCAAAAGCATCCTCGGCTTGTTTGCTGGCTATAAGGTCCTCCTTCGTGCGGCTCTTGAAGTAGGCCGTCTGACGGGTGCGTACCTCGATGCCTATACTCACGATGGCCCGCAGCCGCTCGATCTCGTCGGCAGCCTCGTCACCGAGGTCGCTCAGGACGGCTTTGTATTGCTCGTATACCGAAGCGTTGCGCAGTCTTTTGACGAGGTCTTCAGACATTGCCCTCCTCCCCGGTGATGCGTCCCTCGAGTTGGGCCAGCAGCAGCCTGAGCAGGTACTTCGTCTGCTCTGCCGGGCAGCTCGTGATGTAGCGAGGCTTGTTGACCTCGCCGTGCCGGAACCTGATCAGCAGGAAGCCCTCCATGCGTTCGCCCGGGCCAGGGTTGATCACCGTGTCGACGAGCTCGGCGAGCTCGCGCATGGTCGGTGGGTCGCTGAGGGCGAAAGCGTCGATCACACCCGTGCCTTCTTGGTCCGTGCCGGGAAGGCGAGGTGGTATCGCACCGCGCCGCGGCCGTCGACCTTGAAGGTGACGCCATAGCCCTCGGCATCCTTCCAGGTGAGGCTGCCGCAGTCGGCGTACTCCTTGCGCTTGATCAGCTTCTTGATGGCATCGAGCGACTCGTTGAAGATCGTCGCCTGGGTCATGTTGTCGATGATCTCGCGGCAGATCGGCGCGACCTCGTTGTCCCCGGTCGGCCACACATGGTCACGCTTGCGCTCGACCTTGAGCTCGGGGACGACAGTGGCCTCCATGCCGGCGGGCAGGCTGCCGCTGCGCAGGTACTCCTTGAACTGCATGGCGCGCAGCAGGTAGACGTCGGCCAGCTCGTCGTCGAACTTGACTTCCATGTGCTGGAAGCGCCCGTAGTGGCCGAAGATCACGGCGAGCCACATCCGGCTGGTGTTGGAGCACACCATCTCGTGGATCAGCTGGGCCTTGTAGGTCTCGGCAAGGTCTAGGATGTTCTGGTCGCCGGTGTGGAATTTGCACTGCACGACCAGCCTGTCCTGCTCGGTGATGCCGTCCGGGCTGAAGGCGAGGATCGGGTCCTCCTTCCACACCATGTGGGGCGGCGGCTCGAACATCAGCGGCACCTTCTTGTCGAACTCGCGCAGGGTCAGCGGCTCGATCGCGCTGCCCATGTCCATCAGAAGCTGCTGGGCCTGCGGGAAGATCGGGCGCACGCCGTCGACCTTCTCGGCGCGCAGGATCGCCCATGCGTCGGCGTCGCCCTGCAATATCGTCCTGGCATCGCTGCCGCCGATATACTTGCGTCTGTTCTCGATCTGCTCTTCGCTGAGGGCCATGACTTACTCCGGTTGAACACTTACCTGTTCGAGGCTTTGTTACTTTTGTGCCATGCACGGTGACACGGATGACAGAGCCAGCGAATGTCTAGTGGCCTGCTGTAATCGTCGTGATGCCGCACGGTCTTTGTCGCTCCACATACCTCGCAAGGAAAAGGCTGCCTGTGGGCCAACCAAGCGGTGTTGTGGGCTTTCTTCTGAACCTCGGTGCAGTAGATGTCAGGTGACCCTATTCCCTTTTGTGCCATACTTCAGCATACTACAGCAGGGACATAAGTACACCATGAGTAACACCGAACCGTTCAACCGTCGCATCGGCGAACTGATCGAGCGTCGCGAACACCTCGGCATGAGCCAGCGTGACCTCGAGGAACGCCTCGGTGTCAGCGAGCGCATGGTCGCCAAGTGGGAGAGCCGCCGGCGCAACCCGACCGCGCTCAACCTCGACCGCTGGGCACGCGCCCTCGGGCTGAAGGTCGCACTGAGGAAGCAATGAGGCTGATCGCCATCGACCCCGGCCTGAAGGGCGGCTACGCCCTGTTCGATGATGGCGGCCTGATGGAGTGGGGCCCGCTGCCGGTGTGGAAGACCAGCCTGTCGCTTACCGGCAAGCCCAGGAAGCAGGTCGACGTGCTCGAGCTGAAGAAGCTCGCCATGGCCTATGAAGCCTATGCAGTTGTTACCGAGTACCAGACGCCGATGCCCGGTCAGTCCTCCGTCGCAACCGCCACCAGCTTCCTCAACTACGGCCTGGTGCTGTCCTTGCGATCCCTAGCCTCGATCCATGTCGTGCATCCACGGGTCTGGAAGAAGGCGCTCGACCTGGGACCGGACAAGGCGGCGGCGATCTACCACGCCCGCCTGCTCTATCCCGGCCTGAAGGGCGAGCCCCTGACCGATGGACCGGCCGAGGCAATCCTGATCGGTCACTACTGGATCACAAAGGGGGCAGACATTGAACGAGCTCACACCGTCAACACCGAACGTGCCCGGGAGAAACGTGCTGTGGCTAAACTTGCTCGCACACGCCGACGCCGTCTCAAGGGTGCCAAGGCTGCTCGACATCGAGCCAAGCCCGCAGGACCACCAGCTTCCGATGCTGGCCGAGGCGATACGTGAACACCTCAGGCCGATCAGCGAGGTGCAGGCCCAGATTATCCTTTTACAGGTGGTGAGAATAATCGGGTGCAGGAAACCCGAGCCTGACGTCGCTGCCGGCTATGTCATGGTGATGGTGCAGTATCCCCCCGACCTGCTGCGCAAGTCGATGGTGCGCTGCCTGTCGACCGAGACGTGGCACAAGCTGCCGACGCCCGGTGCGCTGTGCAAGATGGCCAATGACGACCTCGAGCGGCGGCGCGACAAGCTCGCCGTCGTCCAGATCGCCATGCGCCGTCTCGAGATGGCGGCTAGGCTTCGGGAACGCCGCCCGTCATCTTCTTCTCCCGCTTCGGCTCCGTCTGGATCTTCTTCGGGTAGAGGTTGAGCTTGAAGGCATGCGGCCCGTCGGCTGCGACTACGCAGTCGGCGACGTGTGCGGATTTGGGCTTGGCAGTCTTGCCCGCCTCCTTGTCGCCCGAGCGCCGGCGGTAGTCGATCAGCTGATCGGTCCGGTAGCGCTTGAAGAAGTCGCCGCCCGGCTTCAGCCAGTCGTACTTGGCCAGCTCCGGGGCACCCTTCAGCCTGGTCGTCTGCTGGCCGTAGGGCACGAAGATCATCGACGCTACGGCAGCCCGGAACAGTTCCTGGCGACGCTCATGGGTCATGTCGAGATAGTCGGCGAAGGTCACGACCTTGGGATCGTTCTCGTCCCACGGCCCGATCTCGGCTCCGTTAATCAGCTGCTCGTTGGGATAGTCCCTGTTCAGGCGCTCCCAGCGATTGACCGTGCCGTTATGGCGCAGCGCCGCGGCTTGCTCCGTCCACTGGCCGCCGAACTGGTTGGAAATGACCAGGTACTCGGCCAGCAGGTCGTCACCCTCCATGACCTGGGCGAACAGGCTGCTCGAGGCCAGCGCGTTGACGATCTCCTGCTGGGCGACGGTGAGCTCGGTGCACAGCATCGGCTTGACGTTCTCAGCCGGCGTCTCGTCGGCCGAGTGCACCTTCTTCTTGATCTTGCCCTTGTCGTCGACCGCCTTGCGGCCGATCCGGTTCTTGTGGACCGTGATGAAGCCATGCAGGTCGGCCTTGAGGAAGCACCTCAGCCTCGCCCGGTCCTCCTTGCCGATCTTGCCGGTGACCTCGACGGTGTTCTGCAGGGTCTGCCAGTCCTCGCGATCGAGGATCTCGACCTTGTCGTAGCCTTCCTTCTCCAGTGCGGCGACCTCCTCGGCTGCCCACTTGTCCTGCAGCTCCTTCACCTTCTTGCGGTCGAGCAGCCAGATGTTCTCGCCGAACAGGTCGCGCTCCTGCGGGCCGTCGTACTGGTCGAGGTCGAAGTTGACGTGCTCGTAGCTCACCCACTTGTCGGTCATCGCCGGCTCGATCATGTGGGCGGTGAAGCCTTCCTTGTGGTGCTGCTTCAGGAACGCCCTTTGCCTGGCGTGGTCGCCCAGGGTGAACTTCATCGCCATGCCCAGGCTGATCGTGCCGTCACGGAACAGTGCCTTCACCTCGTCGGCGAGGTTTGCCAGCTTGACGCGCTGGTCGACCCACTTCCCGTCCTGGCCGAAGCGCAGGCCGATGTCGTCGCCCATCTCGCCCATCTTCGACAGGGTGAGGATGGCCTCGCACTCGTCGAGCGGGTGCATGCTCATGTGCAGGTTGGCGTGCAAGCTCTGCTCGAGGCCAAGATGGCGGCCATCGCCATTGCCCACCAGGCACGGTATGCGGTCGAAGACGCCAGCATCGAGCTCGCCATCCTCGATGCCCTTCCGGATACAGGTCAGGCGGCGAGCGCCGTCGACCACGTCGTAGCCCGGCCCACCATCCATCTTCTCCACCAGGATCGGGTAGAGCAGGCCCTGGCTCTTGAGCGAGGCGATCATCGCCTTGTCGGCAACGTGGTCCTTGCGGGCGTTGGTCGCCGTAATCGACAGGTTCTCCAGCGGGAGCATCATTATCTGGGACATAAGTCCTCCATGGGTGAACAGACAAAACGACCTGCCGAGGCTTGAAGGCTACGGTACCGCCGGGTTCATCAGGTGCATCGAGGTGCCGTCGTAGACCAGCTGATACATGCCGCCGGTCAGGATGTCGTTGGCGACCAGCGCCGTCGAGGCCCGCTTGACGATCGCCTTGGCAGCCATGCCGTTGATGGCGATGGTCGCCGCCCCGGTATTGGTGCCGCCAGCCTTGAAGTTGTACATCGCCCCCGCCGTGTAGGCGGTATAGGCCGGCGTTGCCGTGACCGTGATCGTGTTGGTCCCCGCCGTGGTCCCGAGATAGAACGTCGCGCCCGCGGTCTGGCTGACCGAGCCGGCGGCTTCCACAGGCTGGTAGAAATTGATGACCGTCGGATCGAGGCGCATCGCGTTGACGCCGTTGACCTGCCAGTCGAGCCCGTAGGCCCCTCCGGTGTTCATCACCGCCCGGCCGTAGCCCGGCGAGTAGCGGGCGGCGACGAAGGCATAGTTGCTGGCGTCGGCCTGGTTGGAATAGCTCAGTGCGCCCATCGTTCCGGCAAAGAAGGCATTGCCGTTGTCCTGCAGCGAGAACTTCCCGGCAGAGGCACTGTCGATCGCGTAGATCAGGTAATCGGCCGACGTGGTCTGGCCCATGATCATCAGCCGGGTGTTGGCCAGCGGCGCTGTTCCCAGGCCATGCCGGGTGCCGGTGACAATGCCGGTCAGCGTGCCGCCGGCGAGCGGCAGGTAGCTGCCGAGCGATGCCGTGACGTTGGCCGGTGTCGTGTAGTCGGTGCCGGCAACCGCGGCGCTCAGCGTCGTGCCGTTGCCCTTGACCATGCCGGTCACGGTCGTCGACAGCGTGATCGCAGGCGTCGTCCCGGCAGTGGCCACCGTGCCGGCCAGCCCGTTGGCCGAGACCACCGAGGCACTGGTCACCGTGCCGGTGATCGAGATCGGCGCGTAGCGCGCATCGGCATTGGCCCGCGTCGGGATGTCGGTCGTGTTGGCAACGCCGATCAGGCGCTTGGTGAAGGCTGCCGCCGCCGTCTGCTCGACCAGGCCCGCCGTGGCGTTGAGCCCGGCCAGCGCCGTCAGGTCGGCGTCGAGCGGCTGGTAGCCTGCCGAGACGTTGCCCGGCGTCATGTAGTCGGTACCGGCCGTGGCCGCCGAGATCGCCGTGGCATTGCCCTTGAGCAGGCCGCTCACCGTGGTCGACAGGGTGATGCTGGCGGCCGCGGTCGGCGTCGCCACCGTGCCGGCAAAGCCGTTGGCCGAGGCCACGGCGACGCTGGTCACCGTGCCGGTCGCAGTTGATGGCGTCGTCCACTGGGTGTTGAAGTCGGTGCTGTTGATCTTGCTCAGGACCTGGTTGGCAGTGCCGCCGACCGGCACGCCGGGTCCTGCAGGTCCGGTCGAGCCGGTGGCTCCCGGCGTTCCCGGCACGCCCTGGATGCCCTGTATGCCCTGTATGCCCTGGCTGCCGGTGGGCCCGGTATCGCCGGTGTCACCCTTGGGACCGGGCGGTCCTGGCACCGTGCTGGCCGGGCCCGGCGGACCGGGCTCTCCGGGAGGACCGGGCGTGCCCGGACCACCCATCAGCACGGGAGTACCCTCGCTGTCGACGAAGCGCAGGGCCGAGATCGGGCTGCCGTCGCGGGTCGCCAGCGTGTCGTTGGTCTCGGGGAAGGCGACGATGTCGCGCACATCCATGATCCGGTTGCCCGACCCGGTGAAGTCCTTCAGCGAGCTCAGCGGCACTATCTGCGGGGCAGGCGTGGGCGCCAGCAGCCGTGGCGCCGGCAGGATGACAGGTGGGGGTGGGGCTGCCGGCGGTACCCCCACCGTCCTTGCCGCCGCCCTGCGGGCCTGCAGCAGGGCTACCAGGTTGGTCTGCTGGCGGGGCTTGCGGATGCGCCACGGGCTGCTGACGGTCATGCTGTCCTCGCTGGGTGCTGAGGCACTCTATGGCGGGAACTCCACGCTGCACAGCACGACCACGGCGAGTGCCGCCAGCCAGCACCAGAAGGCGGGGACCGACCGGGGCGCCGGTCCCCGCCCCCTCACCACCACGAGTCGTAGGCGATCCAGGACCCCTCCTTTATCGCCTGCCGGGCCTTGGCGATGAACCGATAGACCTCCTCGTCATCCTCGGGGCTGCTCTCGCCGAAGAAGAAGCCCTCGGTCTTGGGCAGCTCACGATCCCGTGTCTTGCGCTCGAGCAGGTCGAGATCCTCCTTCTCGAGCAGCACCGGCGAGCAGTTGAAGACCTCCCGCGTGCCGCCCTTCATGTAGTACAGGGTCTCCATGAAGCCCTGCAGGTCGGGGTGCTTGCGCCACTGGTAAATCGTCTCGCTGCCGCCCTCCCCGATGTCGAAGTCGACCGGCTTGTTCGGCTTCCTGCTCAGCCGGTAGGCGAATTGGTCGAGACCCAAAATTACCTCCCTGGGGCTTTTCCCCATCTCTGTCCGTTACGATAATAGATCCGACGATTTCGCCGATCTCGGTCATGCACATTGTCAGCCTGGGTGCCGATCAGAAGATGGTCGGGGTTTACACAGGCAGGCGTGTCGCAGCTGTGCCTCACGATCATTCCATCTGGAATTGGTCCGCGATGAACCGTCCACGACAGGCGATGTGCCAGCCAGCGTTTGCGCTGGAAGGAAATGCGGGGATAGCGTTGGCCCGCAATTCCATTCCAGCATAGCCAACAGCCGGTTAAGGCTTCCGGAATCGAGAATAATTCCAGAGCCTCGACAGCTGAGAGCTGGTGTGGACCCATCTTAGGCATCTTCGTAATGGCGCCACACCGCACTCTCTACGAGGCTGGCAACGCGCTTCTGGCGGGTTGCCTGCGTCTTGGCCGGGATGCCGTGGGTCGCCCAGCTGGTCAGCACCTGGTGGGCGTCCCACAGGTTGCCGCCGGCCTCGCGGGCGAAGCGGGCAACCAGCTCGTCGCTCAGCGTCTTGTTGCCCTGCGGCAGACCCTCGAGCACCTCGGTGAACATGAAGGGGTCGAGGTTGACCTGGGGCCAGCGCTGGAGCCGCGGGAAGTTGGCGATGAACTTCTCGGCCGCACTGGTCAGCATGACTGCCGCATGGCCGACCTTCTCGTGCATATCGCCCATATGCTTGAAGCGGAAGCTGTCGACCTCCTGCCCGTAGATCGCCGAGTTGGCGCAGACGAAGTTGAAGAACCCCGCCCTGCCCTGCCATGCGGTCGAGCCGTCGTAGCTGTCGAACATATAGATGCGCAGCGCGATCGGGTGCGTGCCGGTCCGGGTGTCGAGCATCATGGTGTGCTGCGGGAACAGGTACTGGCGGAAGATCTTCGCGCCGTTGTCCTGGAAGTCGGTGGCGATCCGCATGTCGCCGGCCTTCAGGCTGCTCTCGCTGATCGCCCGCTCGAATATCTCGAAATGCTCCTCGTAGGGCACCATCGAGTACTTGTCCGAGTGGATCGCCAGCGTGTCGCCGGTGTCCTGGCGGTAGACCGCCTTGTAGCCGGGGATCACATCCCCGTCGGCATCGAAGACCTGCTGGATGCCGGCCGGGAAGAAGTTGGGCTTCTGGTGGTTGAACGGGATGAAGCCGTACTTCTCCATCAGGCCGTCGTAGGTGGGGACGTGGACGTCCATGCTCACTCCTGTTGTTGGTTCTCTACTTTCACGAAACGCTCGAGCTTGCCCAATACGAGGCTTGGGTCGATCGCCGTCCGGCCACGGTAGCCGGCCGGGTAGAACAGCGCCTTGGCGTCCCATGGCCTGATCTGGAAGTACAGGCAGAGGGCGCTCAGTCCCCACGCCTCGACGTCGGGCCCGTGGTAGTGCAGCTCATGGTGCCGCCAGTCGCGGTTGGGCAGCTTGGCGAACAGCTCCTCGTAGTGCAGCGGCGACTTGGCCTGCTCGAGGAAGTTGACGGGCACGACCTCGAGGTGGCGGGGCTTGGCCAGCTTGACGTAGTGGCCGATCAGGCAGCCGGTGCCCTGCTCGTGGCCGGTTCGCTTGATCGCCCACCACGTCGCCAGATTGAGGCTAATCAGCCCCCCGGCCTTCCCGGCCTGCAGCAGCGCGGCCAGGCGCTCGCGGTGGGGGATCTGGTAGGTCAACGGCACGACATCGGGCGATACCGATCGCATTGTCATGGCAATCTCCGATAGAAGCGGGAACCACACCCGGACGCCAGTGGTTCCCAGCCGGCCGCTTCGTGGGGAAGCTGGCCGGATCGGCCGCAGGCTCCGCGCTGTGGACGCTGCCCGGTGCGGCCGAAGTCAGGTTAGAACCGAAATCACCCCTGACTGATGGGTGCGCGAGCGGCAGCTGCCGTTACCGAGCCGTCTCCGCCCGCGCAGATGCATGCGCCGCGGAGGGCTGACCACTGCCGCAGCAGCGCGCCCTCCACGCATGCACCCTTCCTCAGATTGGAATATCGCCGAGGTTGATGTCGGCCGGATCGGACGACGGCGCAACCCCGTTGGGCTCGGCCTTGGCGTGGCCGTTGGTCTTCTCACCGCCCAGCATCTTGATGGTGCTCTGCGGCCCGAGCTTGATCTCGAACGCGGTGCGCTCGTGACCCTCCTTGTCGGTGTACTTGCGCAGGATCGGGTCGCCCTTGACGTAGACCAGCTGGCCCTTGCGCAGCCACTTCTGGATCAGGTTGGTGACCAGCCCGGTCTCGCCGGTCTGGTAGGCGACGACGCGCAGCCACGTCACGTTCTTGACGATCTCGCCCGACGACTTGTCGGTGTAGGGCGGGTCGTTGACCGCGACCGAGAAGCTGGCGGCGGTGGTGCCGCTCGGCAGGTGACGAATCTCGGGATCATTCCCGAGGTTGCCGATGCAGGTGATTTCCTTGAACATTTAGCTCTCCTTGCCATCCCAAAGCGTGATTGCCCTGGGCTTACTCACTCTCCAGCGAGGCTCGGCGCGGCAGCGCCGTTCCACTCCAGCAGCAGGCCGCGGTGCTGCTCGTTCCAGCCCGAGCGCCGCAGCAGCTCCCACGTCACCTCGGCCAGCGAATTGCCGCTGACGCTCGAGTCGTAGTTCTTGGTGTGGTCGAGCTTGTAGGTCAGCTTGGCATCGCCGGTCTGGATCGGCCCCTCGATCTTGATCTCGAGGCTGAAGTTGCAGCCCAGGTCGGCACGGCGCAGCTGTTCGCGTACCCAGCCGCTCGACGCGACCAGGTGCTCGCGCAGCAGCGCCTCCTGCGGGATCGTCTTCATATCCACTCTCCTTCTGTCACCAGTTTCAATATTCTCAGGCGAGGCTTCTCGAGCGATCCGACCACCACGGCCTCGGCGTAGAAGGTCAGCTTGTCGTCGAAGTTCAGCTCCCACACTTCGTCGAGCTCGAAGTGCACGGCGTACTGGCGGTCGTGCGTCATTGCCGACACGACGTCGCCGAGGGCGCTGCGCTGGAAGCGCCAGACTTTGCGTTTGCGAGCCATTTGTCCTCCGGGTTGAGGCTAATCAGCCCCTCTCCTGCCCCGCCTCAAGCGGGCGAGCGCGTAGCGCGAGCCCAGGCCTTGCGGTAGAAGTGGGGGGCCAGCCCCTCCCGGAGCGAAGCCCCCCACCCGCCGCGGGCGTGGCTAACCCCCACCCCGCGGCCCGCCGCATCTACTCCCGATCGACGGGGTCGGAGTCGATCTCCCAACCCGTCATCGGCTGCGCCACCTGTGGCGTCGCTTCGACCGCGTCCACGCCTCCCTGACGAGGCTCGTAGGTCGTCCGTCCATACAACCACTTGTGGTAGTCCTGCATGGACAGCTTGAGCAGCATGGCCTTCTGCGTCTGCCACGCCCGGTCGGTCTCCTTGGCGAGCTTCTTGCGACGCTCGACACGGTCGCGGAGTTTGACGTAGTTCCACGTATTGCCGTCGAACTCGGCACCGGGCAGCGAGGTCGCGAGGCCCTCATGCTCGGTCATGATCTCGTCGTAGCTCTCGCGCCATGCGGCGAACAGCATCTGGCAGTAGGCGTACTGGAAGCTGAAGCCCTGCTTCTGCTGCTGCAGGCGGTGGATCTGGCTCGAGTGGATCTCGGGCACGCCGCCGCCGGTGGCGCGGTACTCGGCGGCAATCGCGGCGGTCTTCTCGCGATTGGCACCTTCGATCGACCACATCTCGCGCTCGACCATCTCGAGAAGCCTCGTCGGCTGCTTCACGGCCATGATCTCGCACCTCGGCAGGAACCGGGTCAGGTTGCACAGCTGGGCCATGATGTTCTTGGCCTCCTCGTGGAACCTCGCCCGGTCCTCGGCGGAGATGAAATCCGCCGGCTTCACGTCGGTCATCGACGGATGAAACTTCTTCATCCGGCGAGCCTGCTCGTCGCGCTTGAGGTGGCTCTGCGCCAGCCTCCACTGTGCGCCGTCGCCCCGCAGACGGCGCGATACGCCGTCGACGTAGATGATCTTGGCGACGTCGCCCTCGAGGCCGATGCCGCCCTCGCGCTCGCGGGCGTCGACCTGATGGACGTAGACGTCGGCGTTGATCTCGCCGACGCTGGCGTTGTAGCCCGACTTGTCGACCGGGCGGTTCTCGCCGGTCGGCAGGCGGCCCTCGCCGGTGCGCTCGTTGATGAACAGGCCGAAGGCCTTGTCCCAGCGCCACGGGTTGGGCGAGGCGAGCACCTCGACGCCGTCGGCGATGATCATGATATCGCTCTCCGGAGGCTTGGCGAAGTAAGCCTCCGTCATGGCAACGGTCATAGCAGTCGTCATTGTAGTCTCCACAGGTTGAAGTGAGTACGCTTACGCTACGCAACGCATGGGCGAGGCTGGGCGGCCGCCAGGCCGCCCTCATCCTCAGGGTGTCGCACCGACGGCAAACTGGCGACGCAGGGTGCGCATCATCCACCAGTACTGCACCGCCTCGCGCACCCATTTGATCTGGCCGACGAAGGTCAGCACCTCGCGCTCGAGCCAGCGCAGTGCGCGGGCGATGAGGGCGCGGGGCAGGGCGGTCGCTCGCCACACCCAGCTGATCAGCATGTAGAGCATGATGGCGAAGGCCAGCCGCTCGGACACGAACACGATGGCGGCGAGCACGCCGCCGACAAGAGCCAGAGTTTCCATGAGAGTCTCCTACAGGTTGGAAATCATTGACGAGGCTGGGGCGGCCTCTTGGCCGCCCCTCTCATCCTCAGCGGCAGTTGTCGTCGAGCTGACGCTCCATGCAGCGGCTGGCGGCACGCAGCGCGCCGCCTCGGCTCCTGCACGTCCCAGCGCCCAGCGGCTCCTCGACGTCGCGCATGGTCAGCAGCCAGTGCAGCTCGTCAGACACCGGCCTGATCTCGAGCTTGACGTCGCCTGACCAAATGAACCAACCGTCGTGCTTGATGCTGGGCTGCAGCTGGAAGGAGTTGAAGAAGTCGTCAGTCATGTCGGTCTCCACAGGTTGGATCAGGAATACTTGATGTGGTCGGCGATCTCGCGCTCGAGGTCGTCGATCTCGGCGTCGACTAGCGCCAGCTCGGCGTAGCCGTGCTGCAGCTCGTCGGCGATCATCTGGCGATCTGCCGCAGGCAGGTCGGCAGGTGCCTCGGCGAACATGCGCGAGGCCATGTCGAGCTGCCAGCGCAGGTTGTTGGCCTGCGCGTTGATGGCATCGAAGCGGTTCTCAAGCTCGGACAGGTCGGTGCAGGCATCGACACCCTCGCTCTCCATCTCGACGTCGATGTCCTGATCGTCGTCGGGCACTGTCTGGCAGAGGTCAGCCTCGGCCAGGGCGAGGAACGTCCCGGCGTTGGTGATGCAGGCCACGAGGTCGGCCTTGGTGTAGTTGGCACGCAGCTCTTGCTCGCTCATGGCGAGGATCATGTCGACGGTCAGCATTGGTAGCTCCACAGGTTGGAAGGAAGTCACAGTCAGGGACGAGGCTGGGCGCTAGCCCGGCTCGTCCATGTAGGCGCAGAAGTCGCGCTGGAGGTGGGCCGGGAGGCCCCTGATCTCGCGCTGGTACATGCGCTCGATCATGTCGCGGTCGCAGCCGTCGTCGCGCATCTGCGCGGCGATGGCGTGCATCGGGCGGGCGAGCTGCTCGAACAGCTCCAAGGTCTTGCGGTCAAACATCACATTCTCCACAGGTTGGAAAGAAGTCAGATGAGGCTGGGGCACCCTCTCGGGTGCCCCTCGCCGTTCAGATCGGGATCGCACCCAGCTCGATGCCGGCTGCGATGTTGCGGTCGATCAGCTGGTCGCGGGACGGCTGGATGGCGGGCGAGCCGTTGGCCCGCACGGGACGCTTCGGTGCGATCGCCGGCTTCTTGGCCTCGATCTGCGCCTTCACAGGCGCGGGAGCGGAGGGTGTCGGGCCGGGCACCTCGATCACCCGCACGCCGGCCTGCTTCGCCAGCCGCACCATCATCGCGGTGCCGACCCCGCCGGGGAAGGCGACCACGAGGTCGGGCTTGGCGAGCGAGAGCATCTTCTCGTTGCGGATGAAGCCGGCCTTCTTGCCGAACTTGCCCCACTCGGCGGGGACGCGCATGCAGGCGACGCTGTTGGCAGCGGCCCAGTCGCCGGCCAGCGTGTCGGCCCCGGCTGCTCCGCCGTGGACGATCACGCCGATCTTCTCGCGGTTGAAGGTCAGGAGCTTGTAGATACGCTCGCGGTCGGTGTAGTCGCGGCCGCCGCAGACGAGCACAGTCATCAGTGTTGAAGCAGTCATGGTAGTCTCCACAGGTTGGATGGAAGGTTCACAGTCGGATCGAGGCTGAATGGTCGCTATGCGAAGGGCGTATTCGCCCAAGCAGTCATGGCGGTGCTGGTTAGTGTGATCTTCGGCTGCCTTTGTCCGATCATGTGCGGTGCATGGCCAACGCCTGCGTGTCTCTGACACAGCGCAGGTGGCGGGCTCATCGGTCGGATTCTTTCGGAAAGCCGTCTCCCAAGAGGGAGAGTTCGGACCTACCTTGCCTGTGGTGCCCCTAGGCCATGCCTATCGTTCGGGTCCGTCTCTCAGCGAGGTCCTTTGTTCTCGGCGTAGGTCGTAAGGGTTTGTATGGCGCCTTGCCGTTAAGGGCCCCGAGGGCGTCCGGCTGGCAGCATCAAGCGAGCGGATGTTGCATACGGTGACCCGCGTAGCGGGGCAGCGCGCAGCGCAGTGTGCGACATCCGGTTGCTTGAAGCAGCGCGCAACGATTTGGCAGAGCACCCCAATGGCCGGCGATCTCGCCACCCGCATCCACCCTGCGCTGCGGTGCTGCCAGACGGATGCCCTCTCTTGGGCCCGTGCGGCAAGGCGACATACAAACCCGTACCCGCACGACGGGAACAAAGGGCCTCGATGAGAGATGGACCCGAATGGCAATGGTCTGGGGGCACCGCGGGCAAGGTAGGGCCGAACTCTCTCGGGAGACGGCGTCGCTCATCAACATACGCGGGCACAGGCCCGCATCATGCCGAGGCCTTGTGCCGAGCCAGGCCCGCCTGCGGGACTGGGCGTACCGCAGCGCAGCGAGGAACGCATCGCCCCCAACGGGGGCGAGAACCCAGCAAATAAAACAGGGGAGAGGTATCCAGATACCTCACATCCCACAGAAATCCATGATAGGTCAGAATGATTGTGGCCAAGCTCAACTACGAAAGAGCTAGACGAACAAAGCAGTCAGGCTGGGCATACACAGCCAGACAGCCTGCCAAGCCGATCGGCCCAATGAAGCCAAACTGGGCAACCAGAGCCGCTTTCTACAGCGAGATCAGCACCTTGACCCGCAGAATAGAAGACGGCAAAGAAAAGATCAGACAGCTGCACCCCAATGACCCAAGGCAAACGCCATGGCGCAACCTGCTCTCGACACTCTACCAGCAGAGAAGAGATCTCCGCGAAGGAATGGCGAGAAAAGACGCCTGAAACGCCCAGCCGGCCCAGACACACCAATCGTCCCAATGGCAACTGCAACAGCAGTTGCTCATGCTCAACTCCAGCAAATGCCGGGATGCCAGCTGGGTGACGCAGCCGTCACCCTCATCACGCTGCGGGTCAACACGAACCAGAATGTTGCATCGCTGGCGCGACAACTGAAGATGAGCAGGGCCAACGCCTACAACATCATCGCCTCGCCTTCAGGACAGGAGCTGATTGCAAGGCTCGCACGGGCAATGCTTGGCACCGCGGCCACAACGGCAACGCGAACATTAGAGGCACTGTGCAGCCACAAGGATGCACGCGTGGCACTCGAGGCAGCACAGGATCTCATGGAGAGAGCAGGGCTTGGACAATCGCAGCGTGTAGCTGCCACATCACAAGCCTCATACGCTTTCACGTTCAGTAACGAGGCTGCCAAGCCGCGCACACCATGATGAACAAGGTCATAGCGCCGCAGGCAGCCAGCACACACACGCATATATCTCTCCAGATGGGACCCGCTCTCGACCCACCGATCGAGGGGGTGCCTCTAAAATCGGGGGTCTCGGGTTCGGGGGAGGCCCTCTCACAGGTGATTTAGTAATTTCCCGGTGTGCACCCATTGCAACCGACGGTTCTTGATATGATTTTTGGTGACCCTTGCGCCTGGTAGATCTAAGTCCGGTAGATTTGCAGCGACTTCGTACAATCGTGAGGCGTATTCACCTGAAATATCATCCGGTCGAGCTTCAGAATGACCGTGAGGCTGACCAGATTATTGAATCCTTGCTGCCTGAGACGGCTGAGAGGCTGATCAAGCGGCTGGTTGACGAGAAGGGTGGCTGACATGAGCTATTATTCCGAGTCTTCGCCGTCTGCCGGGCGTGATCCGCAGGCTTCGCGCCGGCGCCGGGATGAATTGCCGTCCGATGAGGGCAGTTCCGAGGATTCCGGGAAGATTGACCGGCAGTCGAAGGCTGGAAAGGCCAAGTCTGACGAGTGGGACTACCACGCTGGCGGCAAGGGCGTGATGGACGCTGTTTACAACGAATATCAGAGCCGCCAGCTCGGCGAGCCGGCTTCGACGCCCGATCCGGCTCCCGAATACAGGCGCAGGAAGCGCCAGGAGATTGAATGATGGCGCAGGCACCTTCTCCGACGACGATCCCGATGTCCAATGGCGAGCCACCTGTTGTGGGGGCGGCTCGGGTGACTTTGGGGGTTCGGCAGGGCTGGAAGATGCCCGATGGCAGCATTTTGTACGATGACGGGGAGAAGGAGGTGCCTGCTTCGGGCAAGAGCGACGCCGAGAAGCGTGCCGAGGCTCTGAAGGTGGCGCTTGGCGAGACGACCGGGCCGGTTCAGCCCGGTGCGAGCAAGGCGGCGATCGCCGAGGCGCGCACCGAGATTGCCCGCCTGTCGATGGGCCTCGACATCAACGAGAAGCGCCAGAAGCGGGCAAAAGAGGTCTCGGCGCTCGAGCCGGCCGCGACACGCGACGAGGCGCGGGCCCGGTTGGCCGAGGAGGTCCCCTCTGCCGAGCAGCAGCAGGTCTATCTCCGGCAGACCGTGCGCGGGCTGGTCAACGACGAGGCGCTGCGCATCGAGGAGCTCAAGCAGCTCGCCATGCAGGGCGGCATCGTGCTGACGCGGGACGGGCTGCCGAGGAAGAAGGGCGTGCAGGAGTTGCATGACCATCTGATCGAGGCTTTGAATTGTGCCGAGCGCGGTGATACTGCGAAGGCTGCCGCAGCGCTGGCCGAGCTCAAGCGCTGGTCGCTCACAGGAGATCTCGATGTCCAAGCAGAAGACGCACTACGAGCCTGATCCTGATCCTGTACCCGTACCGACCCCGCTGCCGACCGAGCCGCCGACGCCGGAGGAGCTCGAGAAGCGCCGCCTGCGGGCCGAGCGTTTCATGCTGCCCGACGCGCTGAGCGTCGTCGTCCAGCCCCGCCACCTTGCCGACACCGACCTGCTGCCGGGCTTTACCGTCGATGACGCCCGCAAGCTGAAGGGCGGCGAGGGCGCGCAGTTCAGGACCGATGCGGTCAGGATGGTCGAGATCGAGACCGCCCGGGTTGCCCAGCTGCACACGATTGTCGGCACCGAGGACATCCATCTTGGCCTCGATGGCGTGCTGATGGACCCGCTCGACTGGACCGGCCTCGATGCAGCCCTTGCGGCCGCGCAGGAACAGGTCGTGCTGGGCGGCGACGAAGGCGACAGTGACGTGAAGGAGATCGCCATCGTCTCGGCCTGCCTGATGGAGACTGCACGCTACCAGGCGGTGGTCGGCCCCGAAGCGCCGCCGCCGCCCGAAGCCCTCGCCGTCAAAGCCGATCCGCCGGCTGGCGAAATCTACCGCGGGTAATGGCCCGCTCGCCTGCCGGCCGCAAGGCCAAGGGCAACACCACGCCTGTCCCGCCCCCGGCGACGTTCCATCCGCCGGGGCCTGTGGGCCAAGCGTTCATGGACTGCGACGACTTTGTGCGCTGCATCCGCGGGCCGTTCGGCTCGGGCAAGACCGTGCTGTGCGTGCACGAGATCCTCAAACGCGCCCAGCAGCAGAAGCCCTACGTCGTCTATTCCCCGACCGGGGAAGTGGAATCGGCGACCCGCTACACGCGCTGGGTCATCGTCCGCAATACGTTCCCGGAACTTAAATTAACCACCGTCAAGACGTGGTTGCGCTGGGTGCCCGAGCAGCTCGGCTCGTTCAGCTGGTCACCGCCATTTGTGCACCACCTGAATTACCTGATGCCCGACAACACGCGTGTCGACGCTGAAGTGATCTTTCTGGCGCTCGATCGACCGGATGACATCAAGAAGCTGCTGTCGCTCGAGGTCACCGGCGCGATGATCAACGAAGCACGCGAGGTCCAGAAGGATATTCTCGACGCCCTCACGGGCCGCGTAGGACGATACCCCGACCCGGCGATGGGCGGGCCGACATGGTCCGGCATCATCATGGACACGAACTCGCCAGGCGAAGAGCACTGGATCCCAATCATTGCCGGAGACGTGGACCCGCCGGACTGGATGAACCAGGAAGAACTGCGTCTGTATGTGAAACCCCCGTCATGGTCGTTCTTCACCCAGCCGCCGGCCATGCTGGAAATCTTCGAAGGCGACACGCTCGACCACTACGAGATCAACGACGAGCGCGAGAACCCGATCCTCGGCGAGGCCTACTACAAGCAGATGATCGCCGGCAAAAGCCGGACGTGGATAAACATCTACATCCTTAATCGCTACGCGACGTTGATCGCAGGCAAGGCGGTCTACGAGAAGGAGTGGAACGACGCCATCCATGTTGCCCGGGAACGGCTGGCTCCCATCGAGGGCATCCCGATCATCGTCGGCCTCGACTACGGCCGCACGCCCGCCGCCGCCTTCAAGCAGAAGGTCGGCGGACAGATGCGACTGCTGCATGAACTTGTTCTCTCGGGCGTCTCCACCAAGACCTTCGCGCTCGCCATCAAGCGCGAGCTGGTCCGCCTCAAGTGGGAGCACTTCCGGCTCGACATCTATGGCGACCCCTCGGGCGACGACCTCAAGGAGACCAGCGATGACGCTCCTTCCCAGATCCTGCGGGCTAACGGGGTTCCTGCAAAGGCTGCTCCAACGAATGATCCGCTGGTTAGAATTGAGGCTACCGCTGCCCTGATGAGCATGGTGACGGCCGACGGGCCGGCTTTCCTCGTCAGCCCGACCTGCAAGACCTACATCGCCGGCGCCCGCGGCGCCTACCACTACAAGCCGGTCGGCGGCATCCGCTCCGGCCTCTACGACAGCAAGCCCAACAAGAACCGCTTCTCCCACATCCATGACGCCGACCAGTACGCCAACATCGGCGCCGGCGAGTGGAAGCCCGTGCTGACCAGCGGCAATCCCGGCCGCGTCGTCACCATCGGCCGCAAGAGCCATCCGCTGGCCCGCATGGCCGAACGGACCCGCGGCTCCGGCCGCTTCGCACGCTATGGAGGACGGCCATGACACGCGGACTGATCTACTGGGTGATGATGCTGCTCTGGCTGCTCTCCCTGGTCGGCGCCCACATGGGCTGGATACCGGGCGGGGCGATCGTCAGCACCGTCTTCCTGTTCATCCTGTTCGCCCTGCTCGGCTGGCAGGTCTTCGGGCCGCCGATCCGGGGCTGATGCGAAGCATGCGGCGAGCGCAGCGAGCCTGATGCCGCCGCGGATCACGCCCGGCATCCCGCTCAGGCCGTGGAAGCAGCCGTGGCAGGTCTGCTTCGTGCCGTGCTGGCAGCACTGGACGATGCGGCCGTTCGCCATGAAGCCGCCGTTCCAGCACATCTTCCTGCTCAGGCCCTACGAGAGCGTCCACATCGGCGCCAGCCGCTGGCTCTACGTCGAGTGGTCGTTCATGGGAGCCGTCACCGTGCTGCTCGACGAGCACCAGGTCGCCGTCTTCCATCGCCGCGTCATCGCCGAGGGCGCCATGCTGCACTGGCCGGGCTCGAGCATCCTGCCGCCGCCGCGCATGGGCAACGGGCTGTGGCCGCTCACTTGCGTGACCTTCGCCCGCCAGATCCTCGGCCTGCCGTTCCGCTACCGGACGTGGACCCCGCTTGGCCTGTGGCGCGAGCTGGTCGAAAAGGGCGCCAAGGTTGTCATCGACCCGCCGAAGGTCGATAAGGGTGGTTCCCTCCATAAGGATACCAGCCCATGAGTTTCCTGAGCGGTGGTGGAACGCCAGAGCGCATGCCCGACTACATGCCGGGCCAGAGCCCGCAGGAACAGGAAGCCCGGCGCTACTCCAATGCCATGCTGGCCGAGCAGAAGCGCCAGACCGACGTCGCCGTCGCCGAGACCGAGCGGCTCAAAGGCATCGAGGCCGGCGTCGCCGCCAAGGCCGAAACCGAGAAGAAGGACGAGGAGCAGCGCCGCCAGCAGCGACTGGTCGGCGGCGGCATCCAGCGCTTCCTGTCGGCCGGCTACACCGGCTACGGCGACTCACGGCCGCTCGGCACCGGGCTCACGCTTGGAGGCTGACATGAGCTACTCGTTCGGCGATGCGGTCGCCCAGAAGATGATGAAGGACAACGGCGTCTACGACATCGACGCCGAGGCCGCCAAGATGGCCGAGGGCCAGAACCGCGAGCAGATGGCAGAGTTCTACACCCCGCCGGCCGCCAAGACGCTCGAGCCGACCCCCGAGGACCCGCGCTCCTTCACCTACGACGCGCCGGCCGACAGTCCCAACACCCAGGACCAGCTGCGCCGCTATGCCGGCGCCGGGGTGCCGCAGAACGAGGCCTATCGCCTGCTCGGCGGACCGCGCCAGAAAGTAGGCGGCTGATGCGCAGCATGCAGCGACCGGAGGGAGCTTGATGGCAACCCGCGTTCCCCAGAACGGCGCTCCCGGCCCGACGCCCCAGCCGCCCTATCCCAAGCGGACACGGCGCAAGGCCGAAGCGGCTCCCAAGAAGGACTACGTCGATACCGAAATCACGCCATCCGTGAAGACCCCGCCCGACAGGGACCTCTACAAGACGTGGGAGAAATACCAGCAGGAGGCGATGCGCCGCCGCCAGCCGTGGATCCCCATGTGGCAGTCGATCTACGACCTCGTGCTGCCCAACCGCGAAGCCTTCTTCGACAGCGCACCCGGCCAGAGCACCACCGACTTCATCTACGACGAGACCGCCGTGGTCGGTGTCCCGCGGCTGGCCTCGCGCCTGACCAGCGGCTTCTTCCCCGAAGCCGGCGAGATCTTCAGCCTCGCCTACGGACACGACGTGCCCGAACACCTCAGGGGCGTCGAGGGCCTGTCCAAGCTCCAGATGCTGACCGAGATGATCCACACGGCGTGGCAGAACTCGAACTTCGGCACCGAGATCAGCGAAGGCATGATCGACTTCTCGATCGGCACCATGAACCTCGCACAGGAGCCCGGCGAATACCCCGGCGAGGTCACCTTCAAGGCCGTGCCGATGACCCACATCGCCATCCTGCCGGGCGCCGGCGGCAAGGTGAAGGGCTGGTTCCAGTGGCGCGACAAGCAGCCCATCGAGGACGTCCACGCCGAGTTCAGGAACGTCGCGACCTTCCCCGACCGCTTCATGCGCGACCTCAAGGCCGACCCGCGGCGCGAGCTCAAGGTCCACACCGCGACGTGGGACAACAGCAGCAAGACCGAGTACCGCTACAAGCAGCTGGTGGTGATCCCCGAATACAACAAGGACGGCATCATCTGGGAGAACGACCTTGTAGGCATGGGCTCATGCCCGTGGTCGACCACCCGGTGGTCCAAGGTCGGGGTCGATGCGTGGGGCCGCGGCGCCATCATGCTGGTCATGCCCGCCATCAAGACCTGCAACCTCACCGTCCAGCTGATCCTCGAGAACGCCGAGCTCGCCCTGGGCGGCGTCTGGACCTACGACGACGACGGCGTGTTCAACCCCGAGAACGTCACGCTGGCCCCCGGCACCTTCATCCCCAAGAGCCGCGAGGGCAAGATCGAGCCGCTGCAGTCGGCCGCCCAGTTCGACGTCGCCCAGCTGATCCTCAGCGACCAGCGCACCAACATCAAGAAGGGCCTGTTCATCGACGAGCTCGACGCCCCCGGCAAGACCCCGCGCTCGGCCATGGAGATCCAGTCCCGCCTCGCCGAGATCGCCCGCGACCTATCCGCCCCCGGCTCACGCATCGTCCACGAGTGCCTCGTCCACCACGTCAACCGCACCATCCACATCTTCGAGAAGCAGGGCATCCTCGACGCCATCGGCATGCGGGTCGACGGCAAGATGCTGCGCCTGATCGTCCGCTCGCCCCTGCTGCGCGGGCAGGACCAGATCGAGCTCAACGAGCTGATGCAGTGGGGCGCCCAGATGGACGGTCTGTTCGGCCCCAACACCGCCGGCATGACGCTCAAGCGCGAGACCACCATCCCCTACCTCGCCAAGCGCAACGGCGTGCCGATGTCGCTGATCCGCAGCGACGAGGAGATCAAGGCGCAGATGGCGCAGGCCCAGGCCGGCATGCAGGCGGCACAGGCGACCAGCCCGGCCGGACCTGAGGGCGCGGCCCAGATGCAGTCCGACATCATGCGGGCAGCCGGGTGAGCGATGCCGCCTACAAGCCGCGCATGCCGCACCGCGAGCTGCCGAGCGTCAATAATGCCCGCAAGGCGGCCGACGGCCGCATCTACACCGGCTCGACCGACGAGGACATCAACCTGCTGTGCGCCAAGGTGCTGGGCACGCCCGACGGACAGCGCCTGCTCGCCTACCTGCGCAACCTGACCATGAACGTGGCTTTCGATGAAAAGGTCGAGCCCAACGCCCTGATGCACAAGGAAGGCCAGCGCTGGCTGGTCGGCCTGCTTGTCCAGCGAACCGCGAAAGGAAACGAGCCATGAGCCTCTATACCCGCAAGGGACTGGCCGAGAGCCCCGGCAACATCGCCATGAAGCTGCCCTACGCCGAGCCCCAGGTCATCACCCGCATGGGACAGGTCCCGCGCCGGCCGCAGACCACCGGGATCTCGGCCATCATCCCGCTCAACATGACGATCGTCGACACCCGCACCATGGGCACTATCGGCCCCAGTGGCACGGTGCGAACCCGCCGCGTCGGCCAGACCCAGGAGCCCTGACATGAGCGACACGGGAGGCAGCGATGGCGCGCAGGACACTGGCAATACTGGCACCGCAGGACCGGGAGCGGATGGTGGCGGCGCTCCAGCAGCGGACACTCGCGGCAACCCGGGCAGTCCAGCAGGCGGCCCGGGCGCTGGCCGAGCTGCGGAGGGCAGCCCGGGCAGTGGAGGCCCTGACCGTACTGCAGGCGAAAGCGACACCGACGCCGGCGACGAGCACACCAGAGGCCAAAAGGACGCCGCTGCCGAACGGGCACGGCTGAACCCGCTCGGCGTCCCCGACAAGTTCCTGGACAAGGCCGGCCGGCCCGACTTCGCCAAGCTCACCAAGAGCTACAAGGAGGCCGACTCCGCCCTGATGCGCAAGCACTCGGAGGTCCGCGCCGAGGTCGAGCGCAGCTACATGGACGAGCGCACCCGCGCCGCCCCGGCAACCCCGGCAGACTACAAGGTCGAGGAGAAGTTCGTCCTCGGCGACCGCCAGATCCAGATGATCACCGACGACCCGATGCTGAACTACGTCCGTGAGGTCGCCCACGCCAACCAGTGGACCCAGAAGCAGTTCGACGAGAATGTCAGGGGCTATGTCGCCCGCCAGATTGCCGCCCTGCCCAAGTGGAGCGCCGAGGCCGAGAAGCTCGGGCCCAACGCCGACGCCCGCCACGCCCGGGTCGACGGCTTCCTCAAGGGCAACGTCTCGGAGCAGACCTACGCGACCTTCGCCACCATGCCGGCAACCGCCGGCCTGATCACCGCGATCGAGGAGATCATGGAGCTGGCGGGGCATCCCAAGATCACCGACGACACCACGGCGATCCCCCGCGAGACCCTGGGCCGCGACGAGCTCAAGAAGATGCAGGGCGACCCGCGCTACACCGGCGAGAAGGGCCGCGTCGATCCCTCCTTCGTCGCCCGCGTGCGGGCCGGCTATCGCGCCTTGTCAAAGAACGGTACCGGGAGGTAGAAAGACCTCCAGGCCACGGCCCCACAAGCCTCTTACGAGCCCTCCGGGAACAACTCGCACCCGCCCGCGTACTGGGGAGCAACCGTCGACCGATCAATTCTCTGATCAGGACGGTTCCCAATGCCAACCCCGACAATTGACGTCGCCTTCGTCGAAGAGTTCGAAGCCGGCGTGCACGAAGCCTACCAGCGCAAGGGCTCGATCTTCCGCGCCTGCGTGCGTTCGCGCTCCGGCGTGAAGAACAAGACGACGTTCCAGAAGTACGGAACGGGCAACGCCACCCAGAAGGCGCGCCACGGCGTCATCCCGCCGATGAACAACGCCCACACCAAGGTCTCGGTGGTGGTCGAGGACTGGTACGCCGGCGACTTCATCGACGAGCTCGACGAGCTGCGCATCAACCACGACGAGATGCAGGCCTCGATGAACGCCGGTGCCTACGCGCTCGGCCGCAAGACCGACGACCAGATCATCAATGTCATGACGACCGACGCTTTGCTCACCGCCGATGAAACAACCAATGGCGCTTCGCTCGCCTGGGCGACCTCCGTCATGGTCCAGATGGGCAATGCCGAGGTGCCCGACGACGGCGAACGCTACGGCATCATCGGCTGGGAGCAGTGGGGCAAGCTGCTGGCCATCCAGCAGTTCTCCAACAGCCAGTATGTCGGCGAGGCCGACCTGCCGTTCCCGCGGGGCACCCAGGCCAAGCGCTGGATGTCGATCATGTGGATGCCGTGGTCGGGCTACGCCCGCGCCACCAACACCACCAACTTCGTCTTCCACCGCTCGGCAATCGGCCATGCCGTGGGTCAGGACGTCAACTCGAGCATCACCTACGAAGGCACCCGTGCCGCGTGGTGGGCGCTCAACAAGATGCAGATGAACGCCTGCGTCATCGACGGCAACGGCATCGTCAAGGCGTCCCTCAAGGTCGCATAAGGAGATACTGATGGCTCTCGTTCGCTCCAACATGCACCTCGTCGGTTCGAGTGGTGCAGGCAAGTACTGGACGTACTCGTCGACCGACGCGGTGGCGACCATCCAGGCCGCCAACTACTTCCTCACCATGTACGCCGATCTCGTGCCCGGTGACTTCATCCACGTCCGTGCCGTGGTCGGCGGCACCGAGGCCCACTTCGATGCCTCCGTGCTGCTGTCCAACAGCACGACCGTCACCCTGCTCAAGAGCGTGTCGTACACTTAGCAGCGAGGGGACTGGGCGGTCCGGCTGTCGGGCCGCCCCTCTTTGCGAGGTGACCGATGTCGCATCTGCCGCTGCCCCAGACACCGGAGGAAGTTGCCTCCGCCGCCATGGTCCTGCTGGGCATGCGCCCGCTCCAGTCATTCTCCGAGCTCGGACGCGACGAGGTCGTCGCCTGCTCGGCACTCTACGAGATGATGGTCTCCGACCTCTCGGAAGCCCATCGCTGGAAGTTCTGCACCGGCCAGCAGCTCCTCGAGGTCGACCCCGACCCGCCGCTCGACCGCTACGAGACGGCCTTCCACATACCGTCGTTCGAGCAGGGCACGCCGTTCTACATCCACACCTGCCGCTCGGGCGACAACGTGGTGAAGTACGAGGTCATGGGCGACCGCATCTACGCCAACGTCGATGCCAACGAGGGCCTGATTGCCGAGTACAGCTTTCGGGTCGCCGAGGCTTTCTGGCCGCCCTCCTTCAAGATGTGCGCGATCTTCCGGCTGGCCGCCATGCTGGCTGCCGCGGTGACCCGCAATTCCAACCAGATCAAGTCGATGGAAGGCTCCTACGAGCTCCAGCTGGTGCGCGCCCGCAACCGCGATGCCCAGTCGGTGACGCCCAAGAAGATGCGCCAGCGCCGCTTCCTGACCAACCGCATCATGCCCGGCCCGGTGAACTAGATGCTGCGTACTTTGCAGACCAACCTGACCGGCGGGGCGATCTCGAGCGACGCCAAGGACAGACTTGATCTGCAGGTCTGGCGCAACTCGGTGCGCCGCGCCGAGAACGTCTCGATCAAGCCGCAGGGCGGCGCCACCCGGCGGCACGGCATGGCCCTGCTGGTCCGCCTTGCCGACGACACCGACTACCTGATCGAGGCTTTCACCTTCTCGCAGAACCAGAGCTACGTCTGCCTGTTCTCGGCCGGCCGCCTCGACATCTTCGACCGGGTGACCCGCACCGGCGTGCAGGCTCACACCGGCCAGCCGTGGACCGCCGGCATGATCGCCAACCGCGAGATCGTCGTCGTCCAGTCGTTCGACACCATGTTCGTGTTCCACAAGGACTTCGAGACCCGCCAGATCGTCCGCACCTCGGCCACCACCTTCTCGATCGGCACCATCCAGTGGGGCTTCCTCGACACCGGCACCGGCGTCATGCCGCGCATGCCGATGCAGAAGTTCTTCACCGGCAACTCGCAGGTCACCCCGTCGGCCGTCGGCCCGGGCTCGATCACGCTGACCAGCAATGTCGCCGCCTTCACGCCGGCCCATGTCGGGACCTGGATGCTGGTCTATCAGGTCCAGTGCTACGTCACCGCCTACCTCAACGCCGGCCAGGTCACGGTCAACTGCAACGGCGTGCTGCCCAACACCAATCCCACGGTCGACTGGCAGGAGCAGGCGTTCTCGGCCGCCCGCGGCTATGCCCGCTGCGCCACCCTGCACGAGCAGCGCCTGTTCATCGGCGGCGGCCGCGACACGCCCAACACGGTGTGGGGATCGACGACCTACGACCCGCTGAACTTCTGGCTCGGCACCGGCCAGCCGACCGACGGCATCAAGTTCATCGCAGCCCAGGACCGCGTCGCCGAGATCAAGCGCATGGTCTCGTTCCGCCACCTCCAGCTCTACACCGCCGACGGCGAGTTCTATGCTCCCTCGCCGCAGAACGGCGCGCTGACCCCGGCCAACTTCTCGCTGCGCCAGCAGAGCGCCTACGGCATCGCCAACGCCGACGCCAAGCGCTTCGACCAGACCTCGATCTTCATCAGCCGGACCGCCAACGCCATCCGCGAGTTCGTCTACGACGACGTCCAGCAGTCCTACTCGTCCGACGCTCTTACCTTCATGGCCAAGGACTATATCCGCGAGCCGATCGAGCTCGACGTCGCCATCGAGACCGAGACCGCGCAGGAGGCACTCGCCGTGGTGACCAACGGCGACGGCAGCCTCGCCGTCCTGAGCAAGGTGCGGCGCGAGAATGTCGGCGGCTGGATGCTGTGGACGACCAACGGGCTCTACAAGTCGATCGGCGTGGTCGAACGCGAGATCTGGGCGGTCGTCCAGCACCACGGCGCGCCCGAGCGCTACCTGCAGGTGTTCGACCGCAACTACCGCATGGACTACGCCAGCAAGCTCGCCGCCGGCAGCCCGACCACCAGCTGGGGGCCGTTCCCCAACCACATCAGCCACACCGTCGATGCCTGCTCGGGCGACCTCTACCTCGGGCAGTACACGGTCGACAGCGCCGGCATGATCACCGTCGACACAGCCATCAGCGAGATCGAGATCGGCCACTCCTTCACGCCGCTGATCCAGCCGCTGGTCCAGGAAGTCCAGCTGCCCGACGGCGTGAGCTGGGGCCTGCCCAAGCGCAACGTGTCGGTAACGCTGGCCCTCGTCGAGACGCTGAGCGCCCGCGTCAACGGCAACGAGCTGCCGACCTCGAACGCCAGCGAGGACCCCGGCGTCGCGCCCGACCGCTACACCGGCAAGTTCAAGGCGTGGCTGCTCGGGGTCAGCGCCGACGAGGCCCCGGTCATCACCGCGCCGCTGCCGCTGCCCTTCAATCTCACCACCATACAAACCGAGGTTGAGGTCTAGATGAGCTTCCAGATCGCCATGATGGCCGGCATGGCGGCCATGACCGTGGCCCAGACCGCCGCACAGGCGAGTGCGGCAGGCGCCGCCGGCGGACGGGCTGCCGCCAGCATCGGCGAGGCCAAGCGACAGGCCGCCATCGAGGCCAATCTCGCCAGCATGGGCACCGAGGTCCGGATCGGCGCGGCCCAGCTGCAGGCCGCCCAGACCGACGTCACCTCCGCCGAGGTCGGCATCCGCACCGCCCAGCAGGAGCTTGCCCGGCGCAACGAGATCAGCCGGCTCATCCAGTCCAACAGTATCGACATGATCGCCCGCGGCGGCATTGCCACCGGGCAGGACTCGCTGGCCGCAATCGACCGTGGCAACCTCGCCGCCGGCGAGAGCGACATCGAGAACATCAAGATGATGGGCGAGAGCGCCAAGCGGCAGCTCTCCTTCCGCAAGAGCAACCTCGAGCTGGCGGCAATGGGCGAGAAGCTGCGCGGCATCTTTGGCGAGGCCGGAGCCGAGGGCAAGCAGCGCTCGCTCGACCTGCAGGCCTCCGACGTCCGGGCGCAGGCCGGCGAGGCGGCGACCAGCGCCCTCCTGGCCGG